ATGAAGATTATAAATTTGTATAATAAATACGTAGATGAGGAAGATAAACACCTTATGACCATCCGTATTAATAACGATATTTATGTGTTTTCCTCTGAAACTAAGCTTGGTCAAGAATAGGGGTTATTTACTATTTGTGTTTAATAGACTAAGTAAGCATGTATATTTAAACGATGTAGTTACGTAGCAGAGAAACACAAAAATAGAGAATGAGAAATTTGTTATAATGCCGAATGCATGGATGCATGAGACCATTATGAAAATAATTTTTACTACTATTTGTTACTAAAAGTTAAGGTCAAAATGTATGCGCAATATTCAACAAGTTTTAGAGTGTTGGGGCGGTTGGGTTGATGATGCCACAGGTGTTAATTGGCCGCCGATCGCTGCTGGATTTAAAGGTCTGATTGCGTCAACTCGTTCATTACGTCCTTCCTGTTGTGATAACGATGGCTTGATCATTGATGCTTGTATCGCAAAGTTGCAGACGGTAGATAAGTCTGAAGAAATTGAAGTCTTATTTATGTACTACGCTTTGGGGATTTCTAAACGATCCATCGCGCGTTTAATTAAAGTGCCTGATATTGAAGTACGTTCCCGATTGCAAAAGGGTGAAAGTTTTGTTCAGGGATGTTTGGCTATGCTGGATATTAAGTTAGAAATGGATGATGAAATACAAAAACACAAAAAGCTTGCGCGTACGCAAAAAGCTATGGTAGTGTACTAATTAGTTAAAGTTGCGAATAAGCCCCGATAGAAATATCGGGGCTTTTTTCGTTCAGATTTTGCAGATAATAAAGTCGCATTATGTTTGAGGTCGCATTATATTGCGGCCTTTTTCGCATTTGCCGTCGCGAATCGCTTACGCCTATTTTTTTACCTTTTTCGCGGTCGGTATCCCTATTAAATCAATCATAACTTAGTGCTGAGAACTAAGCCCTTATACAGGCTTGGTTTACCCAGGCACAGGGCGAGTTATTGCTGTTTGATGGAGGTATTTTTGATGAGCAACGGTAGTGATAAAGCGGGTTGGTTAACACCTGTCACATTTGGGCCTGAGTACGATGATGAGCTGGAGCGCATACTGAGTCGTTGGGTGATCGGTGTTTCTGGTTTGTCTGACGATAAAGTGCGTTCTCGATGGACATCAGCACAACTGCCTCCGTTACCGGCAGATGATGACTGGTGTGATTTTGTTATCACGGATTTTGTTGCGGATGCCTCGCCTGCTTTTGAGAACCAGACTGATGAAGGAGCCAAGTTATGGCGTCATGAAGAAATTGTGTGCTTGATTTCCTTTTATGGCCCGAACAGCCAGCGGTACGGCGCCCGTTTTCGTGATGGGCTGGCGGTCAGTCAGAACAACGACGAGTTGGAGCGTTTCGGCCTTTCAGTAAACAAACTCAGCCGGCTGACGTCTTTACCGGAACTTATCAATAACCAGAAGGTGCGTCGTTATGACATGACGATCACCTTGCGGCGAAAAGTAGTGCGTGAATACGGTGTTAAATCACTGGTGGAAGCGCCTGTCAAATTCTTAGGAGATTAAATTATGCAGGGTTTACCTGTTTCAAACATTATCAATGTCACGTTGAATATGGCTCCTCATGCGGCTCAGTCCCGGAACTTTGGTGCGTTATTGATCATTGGCGCAAGCAACGTAATCAATCCTCACGAACGTTTACGCCGGTATTCGGATATTGATGGCGTCGGTGCTGATTTTGGACTGACTTCACCAGAATATCAGGCCGCAGCGCTTTATTATTCCCAGTCGCCACGTCCTGTTGATTTATATATTGGTCGGTGGGCTAAGGACAATGTGGTCTCCTCTTTACAAGGAGCCGTATTGGATAAACAGCAGCAAATTATTAGCAAATTTGCTGCTATCACCGATGGTTCTTTTAAGTTGACGATTAACGGTAAAGAAACGGTATACAACGGCATCGATTTGAGTAAAGAGACCAATCTAAATGGAGTCGCTCAACGGGTGGCGGATAAATTGAAAGATTGTTCAGTCACATATGATAGCTCTTCTTCACGTTTCGCTATTATGCCGAATTCAGCGAATATTGTTGGTTATATTTCACCAGCCACTATGGGAACTTATATTGGTGATTTATTAAAGCTGGACGAAATATCGGGTGCTACCGCTATCGAATCTACCAAAGCAGAAACTATTGCTGAGGCGGTGGCGACGCTGGGTGCAGCATCCAGCGGCTGGTATGGGCTGGTTATCGCTGATGATTCTCTGACGGATGAAGATATTCTGTCCGTTGCTGATTACATCGAGTCTGCATCTGTTTCCCGTATCTATGGACATACAGCGCAAAAAGCAGACGTATTGGATGCTGAGGTTAAAACCGATATTGGTTCGAAACTGAAAGAGAAAAACTATCAGCGCACACTCTGGCAATATTCAACCGGTAAACCTTATACCGTTGCTTCTCTATTTGGACGTATGTTTACCGTCAATTTCAACGGTAATAACACCACTATTACCCTGAAATTTAAACAGGAACCCGCTGTAATCGCAGAAAACCTCACCGCAACGCAAGCCAATATATTGAAGATGCAAAACGGCAACGTTTTTGTTAAATACAGCAATGATACTGCCATTATTCAGGAAGGTGTCATGGCGAATGGGGATTTCATTGATGAGCGTCATGGTTTGGATTGGCTACAAAACTACGTTCAGAACAATCTTTATAACCTGCTTTACACCAGCACCAGCAAGATCCCACAGACTGATGAAGGGGTTACACGCTTAATCACCAATATTGAACAGTCACTTTCTCAGGCGGTGACAAACGGGTTAATCGCTCATGGCGTATGGGGAGGTGATCCAATCGGCGCATTGGATACTGGCGCGACATTAACCAAAGGTTATTACGTTTACGCACCGCCGATTGCGACGCAGGCACAGGCTGATCGGGAAGCTCGAAAAGCGCCAGTTATTCAGTGTGCAATCAAATTAGCAGGCGCTGTTCACTACGCTGATGTCATTATTAATGTAAACAGATAAGGGTTGAAAATGGCTACATATTCTTTTCTTGATGTTTCCGCTTCTATTACGGGAGTCGGCGGCTCTTTTGATCTTGGTAACGGTGCCGCGCTCTCGGATGAGGGGATTACAGTCACCATGTCGGAGAGTAAAAACACCATGACCACCGGCGCAGACGGAGAAGTCATGCATTCATTGCATGCAACCAAGTCTGGAACCATTACGGTTAATTTACTTAAGACCAGTTCAGTCAACGCCAAACTGAATGCGATGCTCAGTGCGCAATCACTTTCATCAGCAGCATGGGGCAATAACGTGATTGTTATTCGAAATAAACAAAGTAACGACATTGCTGTTGCACGTTCCGTCGCCTTTCAGAAACAGCCTGATTTGCAGAATAGCAAAGCCGGTAATACCGTTGCCTGGGTATTTGATTGTGGAAAAATCGACATCATGTTAGGCACATTCTAACCAACTTACTTCACAAACATTTAAATCACCGTCAAATCTGCCGGAGCATTTGTCCGCATTTTCAACATCGGACTTATGCTGCGGTAGTTTGAGTGCGCTTGAGGATAAGTGATCATGGAATTTGAAATTGAGGGTAAAAAATATCGCGGTGGTAAATTGAACGCTTTTCAGCAACAGGATTTAGCAGTGGCTTTGGCTCCGGCTATTCCGGCACTTGGGCCGCTGATGAAAAAGATCGTGACAGCTAAAAGTGATGATGGGATAACAGGCTTTGAAGAAATAATCCCTTATTTGGTGGAATCCATCAACGCATTAGGAAAATCCAACCGGCATGAAATTAATGATATTTGCTTATCAGTAGTTTCTCGTGAGCAGAATGGGGTATGGAGCCGGATTTATGATCCTGATGGACAGGTATTGATGTTTGATGACATCAACGGCTTCGAATTACTAAAAATTGTCGGTTTTATTATTCGAGACTCATTGGGAAATTTTTTTCCCGCCCCATTAGAGAGCGCAGTGTCATTCCAGGACAATCCAGTTTAAATTTTGAAACCCTCCCGAAAGGGCGTGATTATCTATTACGCCCGGTCATTGCGGGCATGTGCCGTTATGAATCATTGAAAAATGGTGTTCTTGATCTGGCTGATATTGCATTGATGAATGATGCCCTTGATGTTAAATCGGAAAATGAAGCCGTGATAGAGAGGTGGCGAAGTGAGCAATAACGTTGAAACAACGAAAGATTTTCTGGGATCGCTTAAGTTTGATGTTGATGAAGCCGGACAGAGTAAATTTATATCTGTTATCACTGAAGTCACGGCTAATGTTCTCAAAATGGGGGAGGAAATTAAAAACACAGCCCTAACGGTTATTAACTTCACCACTCAAATTGCTAACGGTTTGGATAAACTTTATTGGCAGTCACAGAAAATAGGGGCAACGGCTGAAAAAATTAAAGCCATTGGTTACGCCGTCAGTCAAGCAGGCGGAAGTGTTGAAGGGTTTAATCAATCTCTTGAGGGCTTTGCCAATTTCCTACATAAAAATCCAGGTGGTGAAGGATTATTGCGAAACATTGGCGTTCAAACCCGAGATGTAAATGGCAACCTTCGAGATACTGCATCTTTAGTAGCACAGGTGGGTGAGCAGTTATCGAAAATGCCGATGGATCGCGCTAATCGATATGCCAATAAACTGGGTATTGATGAAAATACCTTGATGGCTATGCGTCATGGGATTGGTCAATATGTCGTTGAATATCAGGACATGGCGAAAACCATAGGTTATAACCCGACTAAAGCAACGCAGCAATCTCACCAATTTATAGCGCGCATGAATGCTTTAGACAATTTGTTTGGGATGATAAAAGAAAAAATAGGCGCAGATTTGGCGGGGGGATTGACTGGACGTGTCGAATCATTTCAACAAACCATCCTGCTTAATTTCCCTAGAATAGAAAAGGTTATTACTCGTGTATTGAATGTCGTACTGGATTTGGCTGATGGTATAACATTATTAGTCACTCGCGCTGGTGAAGCTATTAGTGATTTAATTGGCTGGTGGGACAGATTGGATGACAGTACAAAAACGGTTATTAAAGCACTAGGTGGCTTACTATTTGCGTGGAAAATCTTAAATACCGCCTTTATGACTTCGCCGATAGGGATGATTACTGCACTGGCGGCGGCGTTACTTTTGCTTTATGAAGATTATAAGGTCTGGAAAGAGGGCGGTAAGCATTTTATTGATTGGGATAAATGGAAACCCTCTATTGATGAATTCCTTAAAGCTATTGAAAAAATCTCTGGTTGGATAAATCAAGGGGCCAAAGCCGTTGGCGGTTGGGAAAATGTATTAAAGGGATTTGCGGACTTCATTGCAGTTGCATGGGCTGCGAAGATGATTAAAGGAATATCCAGTGTGACAAGTGAGATTCTTAATTTGGCTAAAGCGTCGAAATTTGTCACCAGAGGCGGAATATTAGGTAAAGTGGGAGTTGCTGGAGCCGCTGCTGTTGTATCAGAGCCATATATCGATAAAGCACTTAATCGGGCTTTTGGTGGGTATGATTACTTTCAGCGAATTAGGACTGCGAAAACTTGGCATGATTTTGGTGCTGCTCTTATTGGGGAAGGTAATGCCTATTGGGATAAAAAAGGGAGTTGGGTAGATAAACGTGGAGAAAGTACTCTCCCGAAAGGATATTCTCAGTTCGCGGCAGATATTCCTGGCAATGCTCCTGTAGTCATGCAAAAGCCGGATAAAACAAAAGATGGGCAAAATAATCAGCCATTTAATCAAGATAATCCTAAAGTCAGAATGATGAAATTGACTAATTCTGATGTGATACAAAGATTGATTAATAACATGATGATGGGGGCAAGTGGTAATACTCCTTATTTATCCGAGCCTGCCAAAACGGCGATTATCGGAGCACCACCGCCAGCGAATAAAATGACAAAATTGGCTGGACATTTAAATCATGTGGTTCATTCTTTGCGGAATATGCCCATTGATCACCGAATGATCAATGGTGCGGTGACAAATATCAATAATATGGTGAATCATCAGAAATTTACTCCCGCTTTATTACATCGTGCGCCAATATCTGCCAGCAATAATATGCAGGGAATAGGAGAAGTAAACTACCATATTGAGATTAATGGCGTTGAATCTCCCAAAGAAGCGGCGAGACTGACCGGAGAAACGATAGAACGTACTCACAGTATGCTCCTTCGAAATATGCAAACACAGGTGAGATAACAATGGATATATTATCAGTCATGTTTTCTCAACAGAAGAGAAAGATAGGTGTCATTGTACCGAGTGTCGTTATTTCAGAAACACATACCGATGTATCGAATATCACCGATCATCCGGTTCAGCAGGGGGTGACATTCAGTGATCATGCTTATGATAGCCCATCAGAAGTAAGAATGGATTTAGGTTTCGCGGGTGGTGGTTCGCTACTTGATATTATTGATACCACAAAGGTATTTGATATTTCTACCGGACTGAGCCTTGGAACCAGTCCGCGTGATATATATCAACAGCTACTTGACCTGAGGGCATCACATAAACCGTTTGATGTCGTCACGGGAAAGCGCTTATATAAAAATATGTTGATTAAAGATATCAGTGTCACCACCGATAAAACCAGTGAAAATGTTTTATCGGTGGTGTTAAACCTACGTGAAATTGTTATTGTTGAAACGTCGCCAAATAAGGCTGCACCAGCAGAAAATATGAAAAATCCTGAAGATACAGCACCTGTAGTTAATATGGGAGCCAAAGTCACGGTGAAGCCATCGATGCCAAAGATTATTCTTGATTTTATTATAGAGCGAGGTAAGAAATGGCTAGGGTTGTAGAGATTCCTTTATCACCCCAAAATCAGCAATTCGATATTCAGCTAAATGGCATTAACTATAAAATGAGATTAATGTGGCGTGATATTGCGGGTTGGATTTTGGATATTATGACGCCGGACAGTGAACTGATCGTTACAGGTTTGCCGTTGGTTTTTGGGGTTGACTTACTGGAACAATATCGTCATCTTGGTTTTAACGGCTCATTAATTTTTTATGGCGATATAAATCAGGAGAAACCTTTCAGGAATAATCTTGGTAAAGAGGACAGGTTATACTTTGTAATGAGTTAACTTGATAAAGGTAAGGTAAGGTAAGATATTTTGTAATAATTTATTACATAAGCCGCTTAATTGCGATTTTTTTACTTCTATTAATTTTAATTCTATTAATTAGGTGAATTATGTCAAAACAATGGATAAGAGAATGCCACCTTATCGTTGTAGACAAAGATGGCGAAAAAGTAAATTTATCAGACCTGAAAATCACATTTAATATTAGCAGAACGGAATCTTCCAACCCTGCTACCGGTATTTTTACCCTATATAACCTTAATAACGAAACCAGTAATAAATTACGCCGGAATGAATTTAACAAGATTAAATTTGTGGCCGGTTATAAAGAGAACTCAGGACAAATATTTTCAGGCCAAATTCAGTACACGTATGTAAAGAGAGACAACGCAACGGATACTTGTGTTGTGATTCATGCAGCGGACGGGGATGAAGCACACAATTACGCGACCGTGAATACCACCATTGCGGCTGGGTATTCGCGAGCAGATTTAGATCATTTGCTAATGCGTGATATTACCAAATATGGCATTACGGCAGGTCTACGCCCTGAATTTAGCAAATCAGCATCACCCAGAGGAAAAGTGCTTTTTGGCATGCACCGCAATGAAGTTTCTAATCTGGCAAAACAATGTGATGCTAATTGGCGTTATGAAGATAACAAACTACATATTGTGCCCAAAAATAAATACTTAACTGAAGCCATTATCCTTACTTCACAAACAGGTCTTATTGGTATGCCTGAACAAACTATTGGTTCAGGTATTAACGTTACATGCTTAATTAATCCGAATATTCGCCCAGGTACATTAATTCGACTGGATAACCGCTCAATCAAACCGGTTGATCCAGCTACTAAACAAGCTGCTCAGTCTGGCGATCATAAGGATGCAAAAGCACAACCGGCAATGTTGGATGCTGACGGTGATTACATTGTCTTCAATGTGGAGTATTCCGGCGATACCCGCGAAACAGAGTGGTATATGACAATAATGTGTATCGCTAAGAGCGATCATACTTTGCTGAATCAATCAACTCACAATAAGGATAAGGCAGAGAGCGAATGATAAATACTGATGAACGACTAAATAGACCCGAAGCGGTCTTCTTTGCTATGCAAGAAGTCATTAGCGCCGGATTGTATGTCTCTTTGCCTTGCATTATTCAATCATTTGATGCTGATGCGATAACCGTTACAGCCCAACCGGCTATTAGATGGAAAATCAGGAAAAAAGACGGGGAACTGGAATCCGTATCCTTGCCGTTGTTAGTGGATGTGCCGGTTATATTCCCAAGAGGCGGCGGTGTAACACTAACCTTCCCGGTAAAAGCCGGTGATGAATGTCTGGTCGTGTTTGCTGATCGTTGCATTGATTACTGGTGGCAGTCTGGCGGTGTACAAGAGCCGGTTGATCCCCGGCAGCATAACCTATCCGATGGATTTGCGCTTGTTGGCCCACAATCTCAGCAGCAAAAAATAACTAATATCAGCACTAACACCGCGCAACTAAGAAGTGATGATGGCGCGGCGTATATCGAACTCGATCCCAATAACCATAACATCACAGTTATCACACCGGCAAAACTTAACGCGAAAGCCAATGGCGGTACTGAAATCACTTCACCTGAAATCATCCTAAATGGCAACGTCACCATTAACGGCAACTTATCACAGGGCATGGGCGCTGGTGGTGGTACTGCAACCATGCAAGGCCCTGTCACGGTGAATAACGATGTGACAGCCGCAGGGATTAGCCTTAAAAACCATGTACATAGTGGTGTGCAATCAGGTGGCGGTAAGACGGGGAAACCTCAATGAGATACAGAAGAGAAATTGACAACGATTATGTATTTGGTCGTGGAGAGGCGAGTTTTCTTATCAATACGCCGGAAGCAGTTTCACAGGCAGTAAAAACTCGTCTGATGCTGCGTAATGGCGAATGGTTTCTTGATAACCGGGAAGGGACCGATTACGGCAACGTGTTGGGTAAAGGCACATCGGGTTTTTATGACCTGATTATTAGACAGCGAATACTACAAACGCCGGGTGTAGAGAACATTATCCACTACCGTAGTGAAAGAAACCCTGAAACAAGAAAAATCACCATTACCGTCACGATTGACACGATTTATGGACAGACAGGAGTAACTGCTGATGTATGAAAGTATTATCAACACAATGTTACCTGCCATTGACAAAAACGGGATCAATGCGCCTGATTATCAAACCATCTTAAATAGCTGGAAGACGATATTCAGGGATATTTATGGGGACGATATTTACATTGAATCTGACAGTAAAGACGGTGTTTTCTTATCGCTGATAGCATACGTTATTCACGGTTGTAATAACGCAACCATTGCCTCCTATAACTCATTTAGCCCGACAACAGCGGTGGGGGAAGGGCTTTCCCGTAATGTCAAAATCAACGGCATTACCAGAAAAAGCTCCAGCAACTCAACGGTGGATGTTTTGGTCACTGGTCGGGCTGGCACCGTAATCCGCAACGCTTCCGTCCGGGATGATGCGGGAAACACCTGGTCACTACCGGATGAAGTGATTATCGACACGCACGGTCAAGCTATTGTAACGGCGGTTTGTCAAAAATCGGGCGCTATTGGCGCATTGCCCCACACGGTTAACCAAATTGCTACGCCGACACTGGGTTGGCAAACCGTGACGAACCCGGTTGCGGCTACACTTGGTCGGGGAATTGAAACCGATATAGAACTGAGAATACGGCAAGCGGTTTCAGTTGCGTTGCCTTCGAGAACCATTATGGATGGACTGATGGGGGCAATTGCCAATCTGCATGGGGTTTCACGTTACCGGGGATATGACAACGACTCGGATAAAACGGATGAAAATGGCATACCCGCTCATAGCATTGCACTTGTCATTGATGGTGGAGATTCAAAAGAGATTGCCCGGACCATCTTGGTGAAGAAAACGCCGGGTATACCGACATTTGGCACTACCTCTGAAACGATTACCGATGATTATGGCAATAAAAAAACGATTAACTTCTATCGTCCTACACTGGTGCCAATTTATGTTGAAATACACATTAAACCCTTTATCGGATATACATCGGATATTGGCAATAATATTCGTACTGAAATATCTAACTATATAAAATCCCTTTATATTGGTGATGGAGTATATGTTACTCGCTTATTTGTACCGGCAAACTTATGTAATAAAAACGGAGGTCAGACATATGAAGTATTATCTGTGATAGTGGGAAAATCAGCATCGACAACCGGAACGGCGAACATTGACATAGCTTTTAATGAAGCGCCGACGTGTTCACCTGAAAATATTAAAATAGTAACGGTGCTCGAATGAACAAATATATGAAGCTGATTCCTGCATATCACATGGAAGGTAAAAAATATGTCAGGATGCTTGAAGCTGTGACGGATATTTTCAACCAGAATGCACTGACAACAGATTTACTGATTAGCAGTTTTGACCTTGATAAAGCAGTGGGCAAACAGCTTGATATTATTGGAGAATGGGTAGGAAGAAATCGAATGATTCAGACTCCAATTGAATCTTATTACTTCTCCTTTGATATTAACGATTTGGGGTTTGATAGCGGCATGTGGAAAGGGCGGTTTGACAGTGATAAAAGTTATATCAAACTGGATGATGATAATTATCGAATCGTCATAAAAGCTAAAATAGGCACAAATAACTGGGATGGAACGGCTGAGTCATTTAATAACATCCTGAGTTTTATTCATTCAAATAATGGCCTATCTGTATCTTTCGAAGATAACTTGGATATGTCATTCACTGTGACTATTAAAGGTAAATCAATCAGTACTATTACTAAAGAAATCATCCATCAGGGTTATCTCTCGCTTAAACCTATGGGGATAACGGTTAATTACCATATAGTGGAGGGTTAGAAATGGCTAAAAATGACTTTAAAGCATTTGCCATTGGTGAAAACGCGAATACTTTGTCGCAAGAAGAATATGAAAGTTCAGATTTTATTGGGGAGGGATTTAAATCAGGAATAGCGAGGAGTGAGCGATTAAATAAAGTTTGGCGCCAATCTTCGGTTATTGCAGCGGTGATAGGGAAATACATTGCAGAAAAAACCGGTGAAGACGTTATGGATGATGGAGACCTGGAGAAACTCGTAGCGCAATTGGATTTAGCATTAAAACATAAAATTACTACAGAAATCCCTGATGCTTCATTGACGCAGAAAGGCATATCGCAACTCAACAGCGCGACAAATTCTGACAGAGAAGATCAAGCGGCAACCCCGAAAGCGGTTCACGATATTAGAAAAATCGCTGAGAGCAAATTGAGTGGTGTTTCTGATGCCTCATTGACTCAGAAGGGCGTTGTACAACTGAGTAGTGCGACAAATAGCACAAATGAAACCTTAGCGGCGACGCCAAAAGCAATTAAGGAAGCATACGATTTTGCAAATACGGCAAACGTAGCAGCTAAAAATGCTCATGATGAAGCGAACAGAGCTACCGATAATGCTAATAGCAGGTTGGCAAAAAACCAAAACGGCGCAGATATACCTAATAAAAGTGAGTTTATAAAAAACCTTGGTTTAGTGGAAACGGTGACGTTGGCGAAAAGTGCAGCTAATATCAACACCATTTATCCGGTTGGCATTGTGGTTTGGTTTGCACAAAATAAAAACCCAAATACTCTGTTTCCAGGTACTACATGGAAATATATTGGTGAAAATAGAACAGTTCGGTTAGCTGCTGTAAATGGTTCAAACGTTTTATCAACGGGAGGCAGAGATTATGTCAATTTAACGGCTGATGATTTACCAGCCCATACACACAGTTTCTCAGGAACAACCAGCAGTTTTGATTATGGTACGAAAACAACAAATACCACCGGGAACCATAGTCATAATTTCACCGCTCCCTCTGGGCAATATGGTAACCCCGTTCATGATCGTGTCTCAGCAAACGACTGTGACGATGGTGTATTTTCATACAATAAATCAGGCTGGATATCTTCTGCGGGAGCACATTCTCACATTGTAAGTATTGGTGCACATACACATACGATTTCCGGAACAACAGGTAATACAGGGCGCGGCCAGAATATTAGTGTTACCAATGCTTATGTCATGTTAATGGCGTGGTATCGAATCAGTTAACAATAGGTTTAATCATATGAATACAAACACATCTGGAATCATTAAAATCTATAATTATACGAGTGATACCCATGAATTAATTGGAGGTTCTGACGGATATTGTGACGAGTCCACGCCATTAATTCCGTACTGCACAATGGAGCCGCCGCCAGTCGCTAAACATGGTTACGCTATTACGTTTGATTCTACCTCTCAAGAATGGAGCTATCACGAGGATCATCGTGGGGCGGTTGTTTACGATACTAAAACAGGACAGGAAATCATTATTGAACAGTTGGGAAGTCTACCATCAGAGAGGTGACCAGCCAACCACCAACCAGTGATTTTGACGTCTGGAATGGTCAATCATGGGAAAAATCCCTGCAACGTGAACGGGCAGCTCTAGTTTCACGAGCTGAAAATTTGAAAAAAACTTTACTTATTGACGCCACCTCAACCATAGCTCCACTACAGGACGCTGTTGATTTAGGTATGGCAACCGATACAGAGAAATCCGCAATAACCGAATGGCGTAAATACCGGAGACTGCTCAGTCGAGTGGATTGCTCTACCGCGCCTGATATCCAATGGCCGGAACAGCCTAAGTAATGACAGGGGCTTACTGCCCCTGATTGCTATTTTGGTGCTTTAGGACAATCAATTTCAGGCGCAGCTGAACAGTCTACACGGTTCAGTAGTACCCGATATTTTTTCCACTCTATTAATTTCTGTTTTTCCGCATCTGTGGCTATATCTAAATCAATGGCATCTTGCAAAGGGGTGATGCAATTATTAGCATTAGTTAGATAGTGATAAATGTTTTTCAAAATCTGCTTTTTTTATGAGTTGTTCTTTTGATAGTTTCGGGTGCAAGTGATTATACTCTTCCTCTGGTGTCAACTTTCTAAAATCACTTGTAATCAAGTGCATTTGGTTGTCATCGGTGCAGGAAAACACACAATCCATATCGGGGCTCATAATCATGTTGTTTCAGGTAGCATGCAGGTTCAGGAGATGCAGTACCTATTATTAATTCATATGTTAAATTAATGGGCTGGTACCGCACAACGTAACTTGTAACAACCTTAGTAAAAATAACTAAGGCCTAACTTTTTTAAGCCAAGTACGAATGAACATTCTCCACAGAGCCAATTTGATTTGAGTGATAATCGTACGTTTTCTATTTTTGTTATCTAATTTTGTCAGTGGATAGTTTCTTTCCCCAATTGATGAATTTAAAGAGTTAGGAGAAGAGTGAATTACTGGCGGGATAATGCCTTTTAATTTAATTACACCCTGCTCTCTGAACAGCTTCCAATCATCAGCAATAAATCTAACAGGCCGTAAATATTGATATAGTTTTTTAGCTGCGGTCAAATTTAATACATATCCAAATGTACAGGCTGCATCAATCACATTAACAATGTTGTAGTTATCAATTAGTGGCTTTTTGAATGAAGCGAAATATTCATTGGTTTTATTCAATAAAAAAACATATGGTTTTACACTAAGAGCTTGAGGATGTTTTTCTAAAGAAGACAATACCGTACACAAATCATCATTAAATTTTACATCGTCTTCTAATATGAGAGCGATAGGTATATTTTTATCTATCATTTCCTTATATACATTGATATGACTCATTGAACATCCAACCTCGCCAAGTGTGAGTGAGATGTTATCAAAATTAGAACATGCATATTGGAGCTGCTTCGTAGTTAATTCTTTACCGTATACCGCATTGATAAATTCTGCATCAATGTCTATTTTTTGTAGTTGCTCTTGTATTGCTTTTTTTCTATCTACATCTTTTTCAAGATTGATGACAAAAATTTTCATAACACACCATATAGTTAAGTTATAATGATAGCTTACCACGATGAACACTAACCATCCAAGTCATGAAAGTAGCAGGTCAGACTTTTTAGCCCTCTCACAAAACTTTTCCCAATCACGCTTTGGTTTGGTGGGGGAGATTAAGATGGATATTATCAAATTAGGTGGGACGCATTTGGGACAAGCATCGAAAGATCATCAAGAGTAACCATAGGTACCTTCGGTAAGGTAGGACGTATGAGCGTTGATAAATACGGTAATTGGTTAACTTACAATGTGACGCTACTCACTTCTAAGCTGTAGGTTACAGGTTCGAATCCTGTAGGCCATTTTTTATTAAAATATATGGGTTTACTTTAATGTAGAGGGAAACTGTTAGAATTTGGACGTGAGCAGCTATGATTGAGTTATTTAAATAGGACTGATGTATACTCATCACGAATTACTGGAGGATATTATGGATAAGTACAGCTATTCTAGCTCCTTTCTTTCTCCCATTGTGGAATAAAAACACGACAAAAATCGTTAGTTTAGTGGAAACCGTCGAGTTGGCAAAAAGTGCCGTGCCGAGTAGTCGGAAAATTAATGGCAAGGCGCTGACTTGGGATGTGAGTTTGAATGCCGGGGATGTGGGAGCCTATAACAAAGAAGAAGCCAATCAGCATTTTCAGCCGAAGGGTAACTACCAACCTACGGGGAATTATGCGGTGAGAGGGGAATGCTATAACAGAGGGGAGAGTGATAGTCGATATCTGAAATCTGGTTTGGGTAATAGAGTTCGAGTGTGGTCAGGTGGGCCTATTACAAACGGAACGATTGGATTATCTCACAATGTATTGGGCAAGACTTTGTATTGTTACGATCCTAAGCAAAATTGGTACTATACTGTTATAATACCAGCACCCAATATTGATATTTTTGCTCTTTCTGGAACTGGGTGGATTGCTATTAGGTTGAATAGCACAGGTACTACCTTGACCATATCCAAAACAGACGTATCTACGTCAGCAATAGATATTTACAAGTAA